ATTATTTTGGTGGCTATTATGTTGCGTATGTTTCGAGTGTTTTATATCAAGCTCCGGCGATTATTGAAAATGTTCTCTGAATCTCATTTTTTTGTGTTTGGAATGCTTGTCGGCTGGCAAGTTAGTCAGTTTATGGGGATTGTTCAGCCGTGGTAGTAGACCAAATCAAGATATTAAAAGACATTATTGCTTGTCATGAGAAGACCATGGAAGAATATCGGCTAGAATTGGCACGCCTTAATCGGCAAGTCCATTATGCAAGGTATCATTGCTATCATGATTTCTCTTTTGACAGCGATGTATGTCATTTATGCGGTGAAACGAAATAATGAGTGACGAGAAAGACAAGCGCCGACAGGCGAAGAAGAACTTAACCGAAGCCCGCGCTGTTTTATCGCATATGGAACGGTATATAGACGGTAAAAACCCCGAAGCGATGGAGTTGGCTTATGCTTTCTTTCATGTGCTAAATTATCATATGGAGATTGGTGATTTAAAGTGTAGTAATGTTCATCTTGCAGCTTTGCTTAGAAGAGAGAGGTAATATTTTGAGAAAATGTACAGCGGAAGATTGTGATCGTGATGTTATAGCAAAGAATTATTGTCCGAGACATTATCGAATATTTAAAAAGCATGGTTATATAAAAAAATCTTGGTTTGATTTGTCAATTACTGAAAGAATAGAGTCAAAGACAAAAATAAATGAATTAACTGGGTGTTTGGAGTGGCAAGGATATTTGAATGTTTGGGGATATGCAAAAATAAAACATGAAAATACAATGAAGCTATCTCATAGGTTAGTGTGGGAGTTGAGATATGGCGATATTCCAAAAGATTTATGTATTTTACATAAATGCGATAATCCAAAATGCTGCAACATTGATCATTTGTTCTTAGGAACGCATGCTGACAATAATATTGATATGCAAGAAAAAGGAAGGGGACGTTATCCAAGAGGATCGGAGTGTGTTCATACAGAATTAACAGAAGAAAATGTGATCGAAATTAGGCGAATGTTATCTGAAAAAATATCTTACAAAAAAATATATGAACGCTTTAATATAAAAAGTTCGGCCATAAAGTCAATCAGGAATAGACATACATGGAAACATATTTAGCTTCTTTATTAAGAGGTAAACAATGATAACTGCGATTATAATCGTGGCATCTAGCGCGATAAGTTACGCTATATTATGGACAGCAATGCATTTTCTGTCTTGACTTAATTATGTAAAAACTGTATATTGATTGGCTCAAAGGTTGCTTCAACAACCAAAGAGCCATGGGCGTGGCCCGGTGGCAATTTCAACCTACTTCAGATAGGCGAAACATGCTAGTATATTACACAAGTAAACCTAAAAAATCAACACTTTTATTCTATTCACTTGGAAGGATTCTTATCGTGCGTAAATTATTGATTTTGAAATCATTACAACATGTCGGGCCGGATAAGATGGGGATTTCTTATCATAAGTTCACGGTTCGATTGGCAGAGAGTATGATAAAAAAAGCGAAGGGCGCAATCTAGCGCCCCAAATATAAATGTCCAGAAAAAGGAGATCTACCGGATGATTATACCATCAAAACGAGATTATGAACAATTAAAGAATAGTTTGAATATAGAATCATTGGTAATGCAATTATTGCCCAATGGGAAAGGTTTCCCGGAATGGAAATCAATTAACCCAACGCGTGATGATAAGCGCGCTGGCTCGTTTCAAGTCAACTTGCAATCAGGCATGTGGATTGACTTCGCTACAGATGACAAAGGAGATGTTTTAGATCTCTATGCCTACATTAAGGGATGCACTATTCCGCAAGCATATGATGCCCTTGCTGATAATATTCATTTAGCCAACGCGGAACCTGTTAACAAGCCGCGTAAATCAAAACGACCTGATTCCGTTCTTGTTTACCCACCACCAGAAGATGCGTTCGAACCCATTGTAAAGAAGCACGATGGTTTCTGGTGTTATCGAGACAAAAACAATATCCCTTTAATGTTCGTTTCACGACACAACGACAGCCAAGGTGGAAAATCATTTCTTCCTCATACGTATCGCCAACAAGAAACGGGGTGCGCTTATTGGGATAGCAATGCCCAAGGAATGGTTTTGTGGCCTTTATTGAATTTAAATGTATTGGAAATATATAACGAACGTCCAGTGCTAATTGTAGAGGGTGAATCCACAGCTGATGCCGCTGGAACAATATTGAATGATTGGGTTATCACAACATGGCATGGCGGCTCAGGAGCAATCAATAGGGTGGATTTAGAGCCGTTACGCGGACGCGATGTGTGGTTGTGGCCTGACAATGACGATACCGGAATAAGCGCCATGAATGGCCTTCAGAAACGATTAGAAGGCATTGCCAATAAAACGACTGTTATTCATATTCCACGCGACATGCTAGCAAAAGGATGGGATTTGGCCGATGGACTTAAACAAGGGATTACACGTGAGGACGTTATGGAATTAATAGAAAACAAATTAAAAACAGAAAAGAAAACATTCCAATATCCCGCGATGAGCAGCTCTCAAAAACCATTTCCTTTGGATGTGACTGAAAACTTAAAATACCTTCTTGATTTTTACAATATAAAAGTTTCATGGAACATGTTGAAACGAGACAGAGAAATTATTTATCCCGGAAAGACTTTTTACAATGAAGAGGCCGCAAATGAAAGTTTAACCTTAATCACCAACCTCGCGGTTAAGAACGGGTTTAATATAAGACGAATAGATAAACATTTAGACGCAATTGCATTTGAAAATAGATTTCACCCCGTCCGTAACTGGATATTGAGTAAGCCTGTTATCGATAAAACTGTTTTTGATAAATTCACATCCGTTTTAAAAACGACTGACGATAAGTTGTCGCAATTATTAGTAAAAAAATGGCTGGTCTCGGCGATAGCCACGGTTTTTAATGAATCAGATTATAGGGCGCAAGGCGTTTTAGTCTTGCAAGGAAAGGGAGGATGGCAAAAAACAAGTTTTATTGCTTCATTGGTTCCGCATGAAATGGATGCTATCTATACAGGAGCTCATCTAGACCCATCAAATAAAGACTCTATCATTACGTTATCAGAGTATTGGATTGCCGAGCTGGGGGAGCTGGGAAGCACATTCAAAAAATCAGATATTGATAAATTAAAAGCCTACGTTACCCAAGCCAAAGACACCATTCGCCGACCGTTTGCGGCTAAAAATAGCAAAATGCTGAGACGAACCATCTTTGCTGCGTCAGTAAACGAAGAAAACTTCCTTGTGGATGAAACAGGAAACCGAAGATGGTGGGTTATCAGCCTGACTGAAAAAATCAATTTGCAGCACGGTTTAGACATACAGCAAGTTTGGCGTGCGGCCTATGATTTATGGGCGGCTGGAGAAAAACCATATTTAGATGACATTGAGTTAGCCTCCCTAAATGATTCAAATGAAAGTTTTGAAGTGTTAGATCCCTTCCTTGAAAAAATAAACGAACGATTTGAGTTTAGTGAGCCATGTGACCGATGGCTTTCTCCAACCGTCATTTTAGAAATGATTGGATTAAAAAATCCTTCCAAAAATGAAGCAACTCGAATGGGAGCATTACTAACGAAAATGGGGTTCAGTAAAAAAAGAAGTAAAAAAGCAGCATTGTATCAATTACCCGTTCTTAAACAGGAATATCGGTGATGGTGTAACCTGTTTTTGTATTGGTGTAACCTATTTTTTAGTAGGTTACACCCCTAAAACGTAGGCTGTGTATGGGCTGGTGTAACCTGTGTAACCTGTGTAACCTATTTTACATAATATGTAGAATACAGAATAATGATATTTATGTATTTATATATTTATTTCTATATATATAGAAAACAGGTTACACCGTTACACAGGTTACACCAGACCATACTGGGAGCGGGTTGTAGCCGTTTTGAGGTTACACCACTTAGGTTACACCGGTTACACCCTCCTTGCTGGGCGCGGGGTCGAAAGGTGTAACCTATTTTGAAAATAAAGGGGAATTTTAAAAAATGCGCATGTTTAAGACAAAAGACTTCTGGGAGACGTTGTTAAAGGACGATTGGCTAGATAAATTCGTGGAGCATGGTTGGTGTTGGAATGGATGCAAAACAAAACATCCTACTAAAGTTCGTGATTTTTTGTTGATTTCAGTGGGATGGCTTAGTAATTCAAAACCAGAAGTACATCGTAGGATTTGATTGTTATTAAATGCGCGTGGAATAAAAGGCATTAATACCTTTCAAATGCCGGAACAAATTGGATGGTGTGCTTGTGAACCTAGATGTTCACAACATAAAAAAAATAAAGATGAATTTTATGGAATATTATATAATTTGTACGATATTCAAAAAAAGGAATTAAAATGACAAAATTAATAGGTACGGTTAAGTGGTTCGACAAAACCAAAGCATTTGGGTTCGTCACGCACAATGGACAAGACCATTTCGCGCATGCTAAGGCTATCAAGAGCGGAGAAACGGTATTGCTGGAAGGGCAGACAGTGGAGTTTACTGCTGAACCCAATCCAAAAGGCCCACAGGCACGCGATATTTACGTGATCGAGGCAGATGGTAACGTATGATGCTGTTCTGAAAGAACGGGTCATAAAGACCCGCATATTAGTTTGAGTGGTCGCCGAAATAGTAGGCGATATCGACGGCCGGAGAATTTCCATTACTTGGATGATATTCTGCGTGTTTCTTGTCATATATTTCTTGTCGGTCAACCGCAATGTCTTTGGGGGCGTTGATTCCCATTCTGACTTGGTTGCCTTTGACACCTAGCACGGTGATGGTTATGTCGTCATTGATGACGATGCTTTCTGAAATCCTACGAGTTAAAATGAGCATTTTTTGTAACTCCTGTTAAGTGCGATGACAGTTCAATGCCTTATCGCAGGTGTAGTGAAAGAAATATTCCTGATGGTTCGCTATCGCCTTGCATAATGTATCGAAACTTGTATCCTCCCTTTGTTTGTTCATGAAATAGTCTCTCCAGCAATTCGATGCTAGTGTCTCGCATTCTTGTGGATTGGGTATCTGTTCTTTCATTTGTTTCTTTGGTAAATACAAGGGCTGACTTAATGTGCATATTAAAGTCCATGCCGCCATTTTTGTTGCTATCATTTACGTCTCCTGCACCTTGCGATGCGTTGTTCGTTGCAGTATGAGTATTCGTGGCCGAGTAGCCAGCATTTAATTCGTTTGAATTTCATGCCACCACCTTTCCGCATGTATTGCATACAACTGGGGCTTCACCAATATCGATGGACGCATCGGAATGCTCGCAATAGTTGTCGATTAAAGATTGGAGTTTTTTGCATAAATCTAGAGACGGCCAATTATGACGATTGTTGTATTTATGTAGTTGATATCCATTTAACAGTTCTTCTAGCTCTTCTTTCGTGAAGTCATTCATCGCCAACTACTCCAAACCAAATCAGGATGTTCTTCACATGCAGTATTGATCTTGAATAGGAACTCAAGGAACCCATCGTAACTGCCCCAGCCATTTTTAGGGTTCATATCTTCAAGCTCTCGTTTATGTTGAATCATGTAGACAATGGCATGCGCTATGATTGGCATTGCCTGTTCACCTGTTAGGTCATCGATATCAACCATGTTTTTAGCGTCAGGATATATGGCGTACCACATCTTTGAGACGTTGTAGGTGTAACTAAACTCGATGCGCTCGGGTTCGTGGTTGCATGTTGGGCATGCCGGGTGTTTCATGTAAATGTCTAGTCCCATTTATAGAACTCCCCGCATTTGACGCATCTGTATTGGCCGGGATTACTGAAATATACGACACCATCGCTTTCATGTTCGCATTCTGTGTGGCACTCCTCATACCCTCCGGCATGTGCTGAGCAGCATGATGCGGTGGGTGTATTGCCAACCTGTTCACGCTTCAATGATAGTAAATTACACACCTCATTCATTCGCCAACGCAAATCATTCACCAATGACTGCAAGGTGCCAATACATTTCTCATGCTCATCCATGCGCTTGCTGATATATCGATTTTCATCGATTTGCATTAGCCTGTGTTTTTCTAGCTTCTCGTAATCGCTCATCGTCTCTGCCCCGTTAAAAACTCCATGACCTCATAGTATGTATTTAAAATAGCCTCGTCATGCGTGTTGTCTTCGGGCGCTTTCTCGGCTTGGTCTTCCCAGTAATCAATTCGGTGCTGTACCCATTGCTTTGCTGATTCAACTGTTACTTCGGGAACAAGGGAACCGCAGAAGTATGATTGTGAAACCATCATTCCAGCTTTCTTGGCGGCTTCCCATATCTCAGGCGTGAGTTTTCGGCCACATTCGTTCTTGCAGTTAGGCGATGCGCAATATGTTGTGTCTTTATATGTGTGCATTATTTATCCTCGTACATGATTTTGGTTATGCCATCGTGCAGCATTATCATGATATTCTCTAATGCCTTATGACCCGAAATGTTCGTGGGAGGTATCAGTTGCGGTATCATCATCAATGCTCCGCTGACCTGTCCTAATAGGCACGCCATTTGTGAATTCTGTTCGGTTAGCTTGTCAATCATTTCTCACCCCTTGTGCGCTTGTAAACACTGATTGCATGGGATAGGTTGGTCAATCCATACTCTAGGTCTTCGAGTTCATCGTCATTCAGTACCAATGTTCTGCCATTCAATACAAGGTAATTTAGTGGATCGATACGTTTTATGCTGACTTTGAAGTCCTTTGCTAATTCTGCGATGTTCATTTGAATGCCCCCTCCAAATCACTTGCCATTTGAATGATGCTGTCGGCGATTTCTTCCCATGATAGGCTTGCGTCGTAAATCTCAAATGGTACTGTATTAGCGTCATTCAATAAGTCATTGAGTATCTGTTCAAAGCTCGCATCTTCGTCATACTCTTGTAAATAGTGGTTGACCGCGAATAACTCGTACTTTGTCATGCCTTCGGTTATCGTGATGTGTTCGTCACCGTGGTATAGTTCGTTCATGTCTATCTCCGTTAGTTGATGAGGGTAGTATACCGCAACCATTTGCGGGGCGCAACACATTAATCATAAATAGTTGTGGTTAAGATGTTGGCATAGCGTATGATTGCCTGTGGGTAAGGATTAAAGTACTATATGCACAAGGTTATCCCCATAATTTGTGGATTAAATAATGTTTGAATTTGAACGATATGCGCATAGCACTGCCGATTTCCGTTTGTTGCGGGCATACTTGTCCCGCGTTGGATTGCGTATTGAAGCGTTAAAGGTTTATTATGACATTAAGTAGATGTGATTGTTGCCATGGTCGGCGTCATCTTGTCGGGCTGGGTGGCATGGAGCGTGAATGCAGTAATTGCAAAGGTGTTGGCTTCGTTAAGGCTGCGGCTGCGGCTGAGCCTGTTGTTGTGGTTAAACGTAAGCGACGCACGCCTGCTGAGATAATGTTGGCTGCTAAAGAAAATGCAAACAGTTAGAACATCATATAATTATAAAAAGAAAAAAATACGTCTTGATGCTATTAAAGAAGCGCAGGCTTCTGAGGTTGAATATGCAAGATTTTCGGAGGGCGTTATGGCTTACGATGAATTGGTAGCTAATAAAGTTTGTCGTTTAATTGCGTCTGACTCAAGGCCGTTGGTGCAGATAATAGGTGAAGACCCTGATTTACCTACCCCTAACACCATTTATCAATGGCGCCTAGATTACCCGGCATTCGCTGAAAAGTTCCATGCGGCAAGATGTGCTCAAGCGCAAATTGTTATTGATGAAATACTGCTTCTTGTTGATGATCCAGCAAATTGCGAGCCAGAAATATTAAATTGGTGTAAAGAGCGTGTAAAAGCTAGACAATGGATGGCCGCACGGTTAATCCCTAAAATATACGGCGACAAACTACAAACAGAACACAGCGTGAACGATTCCACAAAAGAAGTTGTTAAACGTGTTGCTGATATTAATAAAGAGAATGAGAAAGCGTTTTAAGATTATGAAGGCCGCGGCGTTGACAGTGAAACGATTACCGAACTAAGCGGGAAAAGAGACAGGCGGACTTAGATCATCTTGTCATGAGGGGTGCCGACAATAAGTACAAGTGAGGGTCGGCACTCTATGGCAGTCTTTTACAGCCCGTGCAATTCGGGTCGGCCTTCCCATTTACAGCAACTTAGCTCAGTCAGTAGAGCGCTGCATGTTCGCGGTAGACACATGTGCAATTCATGTAGTTACTTATTTTAAGGCATTCAATGAACCATTCAATCAAAAACTTTGAAGAACTTCGTGAACATCTTTGGGAAGAGAAGCAAGCCATCATGGAAGATTTGATGGAGCGTGTTGACGACCTCACGGAGTTTGAGCGCGGACGATACCAAGGCGAGTATAGAGCGCTTGATGGGGTTATTGGTACACTGCGCAACATATTGAAATACGGGGTTGAAGCATGACAGAAGAAGAACGGTATTTGTTGGTGCGATTAGAATCTGCTGAACTCGCGCTCGAACGCGCATTTGATTTGATTGAAGACTTAATAAAGCGCGTTGAGACGCTGGAATCTAATGACCGATGACCTAGACCATCTACGCGCTCAACTGTGGGGCAGCTATCTGCTGTTCACGCGCACCTTTTTTCCTTTGGTTACAGGCCGTGATTTCTTAATCAGCAGCCCTCCCGGTCGCGAATCACATTTCATTACGATCGCAAAAGAACTGACGTCGACATTCAGAATGGATGCGGCCAATACAAACCTTATCATCAACGTTCCTCCGGGCCATGGTAAGTCAGTCATGTTATCCATGTGGGTTGCTTGGGCATTAAGCAAATACCCAAATAGCCAGTTCTTGTACATCAGTTATGGTAAGACCTTGGCCACAAAGCATACTGAATTCATTAAGCGCATTATATCAACGCCTCACTATGGCGATTTATTTGGGGTGAAGATTCGTCATGATTCAAAAGCTAAAGACTTTTTTCAGACTACGCAAGGAGGTACGGTCAAGAGCTTTGGTTCTAGTGGTGCTATTACAGGTCAGGATGGGGGTTTGCCAAACTGCGAGCATTTCAGCGGCGCGGTTATTATGGATGATATGCACAAACCGGACGAAGTGCATAGCGATACAATTAGACAGACAGTTATTGATAATTACCGAGAAACAATTTTACAGCGACCTCGCGCTCCAAACGTTCCTATGGTATTTATTGGGCAAAGATTGCATGAAGACGATCTTCCCGCATATATGTTATCCGGAGAAGACGAGCGAAGATGGAAAGCGGTGGTACTAAAGTCTATTGACGATGCAGGAAACGCCCTATATCCTGACGTTAACCCATTAAAACAGCTTCAAGAGAAGCAAGCGAAAAACCCTTATGTCTTTGCCTCACAGTTCCAACAAGATCCAATCCCAGCAGGTGGAGCGTTATTTAAGCCAGATAACTTTCTTCAACTGGCATCAGAGCCGGATATGCTATGTACCTTTATTACAGCCGACACCGCAGAAACAGCTAAATCATACAATGATGCAAGCGTGTTTAGTTTCTGGGGAATATACGAAGTAATGGAATTCGGTCAGAAGACAGGACAGCACGCCTTGCATTGGCTTGACTGTTGGGAGATTCGCGTAGAGCCTAAAGACTTGCGCGAAGAGTTCATGAACTTTTATGCCGAGTGCATGTTGCATCCTGTCAAACCATTGTTAGCCGCCATTGAAAAGAAGTCAACAGGTGTGACATTGGTTAGCACATTAAAAGATTTACGCGGTCTGGATATACGTGAAGTAAAGCGCACAAAAGCGTCTGGAAGTAAGACAGAGCGCTATCTTGAGATGCAACCATTGATTGCGGCGAAACTTGTTTCAGTCACTGAACATTCGCGTCATGCTGCTAGTTGCATACTACATATGAGCAAGATTACAGCCAATAATACCCATCGACACGATGATATTGCTGATACCGTATACGATGCGGTAAAAATTGCACTCATCGATAAGACAATTTTGTACAATATTAAGCAAAATGATACGATTGCTGCTACCATAATGCAAGGTCAAAAATCTGCATTAAGAGCTAGGAGCAATCTTCATGGCGGTTACCAAAACAGCTAACGATCAACTGGCTAGAATCAAGAAAAATGTTTCTACTGCCTATATGTACTTTGATGATAACTACAAGCGATATAGACAGTTTCGCAAGTACGTATTCAAGGAGTCGATTAATGAGCAACAACGCGCTGTTCTACAGCAACTCAATCGGCCTGTGGTTGAATTTAACATACTCGAAGCCTATATCTCACGATTACTCGGTGAGTTCAGCCAGCATGAACCCGGCATCGAAGTATCTCCTGCTGAAGGAATACCCGTTGACCAAGAAGTGCTTGATGTTGTCGAAGGACACTTGCGTCACATCCTCCATGATGCCAACAAAAATAACTTCTCCTATGAAATATACAAAGATTTGTTAAGTGGCGGCTTCTCCGTAGCCAAAGTGTGGACTGATTACGCAAGCCCAATGAGCTTCAATCAACAAATATATTTGGCAAGGGTATTCGATCCCACAATGTGCGGATTTGACCCTATGGCACGAACAAGCCACAAAGGAGATGGGCAATATAGCTTTGAAATATATCCTATGTTAGAAGAAGAGTTTATGCGCCAGTTCCCTCAAGCTGAGGTCAAGAACTGTGGGTATACGCGTGATATTGAGGGATTTAACTGGACATACAAAGATATTCAAGGTCAGAAAATCATTCTAGTTGCTGATTATTATGAGAAGAAACGGAAGAAGGTTAAGATTGTTAAGTTGGCTAATGGTCGTGTAATGACCGCCAAGAATTATGAGAAGCTGGAAGCGTACTGGGTAGCGGAGCAGTTCATTGAACAGATTCCTGCAATAGTCGGCGAACCACGCATAACAGAACTTGAGACTATCTGTCGGTACAAGCTCATTGAAGACCAAGTATTGGAATACAATGAAACTGACTACAGTTATTTGCCACACGTATTTGTTGATGGTAATTCAATCCTATTGACTCAAGGAACAGCAAACACAACGTACCAGATGACACGTCCATATGTCTACCATGCAAAAGGCATCCAAGACATGATGAATTATGGTGGCCAGACCATCTGTAACTCGATGGAAAACTTAATTCAACACAAATTCATTGTGATGAAAGAAGCTATTCCACAAGAGCAAGATTACATTGAAGCATTGAATGACATTCAACGCGCGTCGACGATTGTGGTAAATGCGTTCTATGAAAACAATCCCGATCAACAAATCCCCAATCCTATTCGTGAAGTACAGAACATCCCATTGCCCCCTGAAGTGATGGCTTCGTTCCAAGTAACTGGCCCGATGACACAAGCAATACTGGGTTCGTTCACTAGCAACCAGAACCAAGAGAACCGCAACCTATCTGGAAAGGCTGTTATCGAGTCTGCAAGCGCTGACAATGCGGCAGCTATGCCTTATGTGGTTGGTTACTTGGCGGCGAGTACGCAGTGGTCAAATATCATTGTTGATTTGATGCCAAAGTACATTCTTGGCAAGCGCACCATTCCTGTTCAATCCAAGGGTGGCGATAAGGATTACCAAGAAGTGAATGCGCCCGGTAAGGCTATGATCAATTATGATGAGAAAGCCATCAAGGTCAATATTGATGCTGGTGTAAACTTCCAAGTACAGAAATCACAAGCCATGCAACAAATTATTGGTTTAATGGGTGCGAGCGAGGAGTTCGGCAAGTTTATGAATTCCGAGCAAGGACTAAAGATTCTCGTTAAAAACTTGACTGTATATGGTGCGGATGAGTTACAAGAAGCTGTCCCGGTCTGGTTGCAACAACAGCAACAAGCGCAGCAACAGCAGATGCAAATGGCGCAGCAACAAATGCAGAATGACCCCCGTATGATTAAGGCTCAAGCTGATATGCAGAAAGTTCAGATGGAAGGTCAGTCCAACCAAATGAAAACGCAGATGGAAGCCATGCGCTTGGAGATGGAGCAGCAACAGAACGAGTTTGATAATCAGATCTCAATTGCTAAAATGGCAAACGAAAAGATTCTTAATGATTCAAAAATGTTAGAGGCAGAAGCCAAGGTTAATCAAATGCAGATAGACAGCGCGGTACGTCTTGAAGAGTCTCAGACAAGTCTTGAGGTTCATGCTTTGGACTCGGCTACTAAAATGGCAGAGATTAATTCAAGACATCACGATCGCGCGTTAAAAACTCATGCTTCTCATTTGGCTGAAAGAAAATTAGATCATGAAATAAGTCAGGCAAGTAAAGAGAAAAAAGAGTAAAATATATACTCAAAGCCTAGGGTAGCTCCCGAATCGCCGTCCCTCAACGGTTTGGCTTTGAATGTTTTATTGAGGATTGATTGGGGGCAATATGAGGATTTGTAGCATTGAAGGATGTGAAAATAAACATTCATCAATTGGATTGTGTGCAAAACATGAAAGGCGATTTAGAAGATATGGCGTAACAGAGATTTATTTAAAGCGATACAAATCTTTTATATCTGCCTATGAAGAGCAGGTTATCAAGAATAACGATTCTTGTTGGGGCTGGAAAGGAAGTGTCAACAACAAAGGTTATGGGCAAGTTTTCTGTGGTGGAGAAATTAAGTTTGCCCATAGATTCTCATATGAAAACTTTGTTGCGTCCATTCCGAGTGGAATGTTTGTCTGTCATCATTGCGACAATCCAATTTGTAGTAACCCACATCATTTATTTATAGGAACAAATTCTGATAACATATTAGACAGTATAGAAAAAGGAAGATTTAAGCGCGTTCCCGATGCTTGTAAAGCAAGAGGCGAGAAGGTGGCTGGATCGAAACTGAAAGAAAATGAAGTAGTTCAAATAAAGAAAATGATTGAACATGGATTTGGGAACAAACCTATTGCAGAATTATTTCATGTGGGGCACGCCACTATAAGTTTAATAAGGGTTAATAAAACATGGAAGCATGTAAAGTTAACGGGGAAAAAGAAAGATGAGTGAGACATGCTATAGGATTGAGCCGCAGCACTATATTTTGTCCGCCGAAAGGAAGGAGCTGCCCGATCAAATAAGCATTGATGATTGGGCGCCAGCACCGAAACCAAGGCGTGCGTTTAGAGTTCCGTCCGAATGGAGAGCATTGCAGAATAAGCGGCTATCGCCTCTTTCTCCATCACGTGATGACTTGCATAAGATTCGAACCCATTTGAAAAAGGGTGTTTCACGTGCTGAAATACAAAAAACATTTGGTATTTCAGATGCGATGTTCAAGAAGATTATTGATGGCGCGTTTATTGTTGAAAAAGAGCGGGAAAAGTATATTGCCGCAAGACCTGATTGCATTGACATGGAGAATGAGCATGAGTAACCCAAAATACAAAATCACTATGCGTGACCTCGAGACTCGTGGTGGCATTGCGAAACTTGAACGTGATGGTCATACCAAAGAAAGCATTATGAAAACCATGTACAAACATACAACAGGTGCTAGCCAGCAAGATCGCGAAAAAATCGTTTCTAAACTATATGATAGGAGAGAATCATGATTGCTTTATTGGGTGCGGAAGTATTGGCATTGATTACAAAAGAAATCGTAAAGCATGGGCCTGAAATTCAAGATGCGATTATGAAAGATCTGGAGTCAGTTGGATCTTCTATGTTTAAATATATGACCGATCAATTAAATAATGAAGTTTCAAAACTGGAGAAGAAATAATGGCTAAAGCTAAGCATTCTGATGCTGCAATGGACAAAAAATTAATCAAGAAAGAAATCAAAAAAGCTGAAGTTAAAGATAAAAAGATGGATGCCAAGATGATGAAAAAGAAGGGGTGCAAATAATGCCTTTAAAGAAAGGGGCCAAACCCGGTAGCAAAGATTTTGGTAAAAACATCGAGGCAGAAATTAAGGCTGGAAAACCTAGAGCACAAGCAATTGCAATCGCATATAGTGAGGCAAAGGCAAAGCCTAAGAAAAAGAAATAATGTTCCACGTGAAACATCTGGTTAACTCCCGTCGGGCATCAGATGTTTCGCACCAAGATTATGACGAGTATTGCAAATAGGCGGCTGGACTGATAATCATCGTTGGTGCGAACCCAACTGCTCGTCGCCATAATAAGGCCGTCAAGCCTCTCTAAATGAAGCTCAAATCGCACGGCCAACTCTTGACTGAGTAAGCAATTAAGATAATAATTGCACTAAATAGGGGTTACGTGAACTTTTAGTTCATTCCCCCTACCCTACGTAGCCAAACGACAACTTGGCCGTATCTTTGCAACGATATTGCATTGTTACTCACGGTGACACCGAAAATTAGTCGACAGAAGGTATTAAGATGACTGAAGATTTAGAGATTGTTGATCAGGGTGTTGTTCCTGAACCAGAGGCTCAAGGTGAACCCGCTAGTGACATGTTGAACAAAGCAACCGTGTCAAAGATAGTTGAGCGAGAACGTCTAAAGGCTTTTGCAAAAGGCAAACAAGAGGCACTTATGGAACTTCAACAGCAACAAGCATCACAAGAATCTGCGCAAGCACCACAACAGGCCGCTGCACCGCAACAAATGGGTGGGATGCAACAAATGTCCCCAGCAGATATTGAACGCATGATTGCCGAGAAAGCACCACAGATGCTGCAGCAACATATTCAAGAAATGAAGAATGAGCACATGACGTCTTCATTTGTTAATAAGATGCAAGCAGCGGAAGCCAAATACCCCGGTCTGGAAGCCAAGCTGAATGGTTTGGATTATGAAGATCCCGCGATGATGAAAATTGTCTCTATTGCAAGTAACATGGACAATA